TCGAGATGGCTAAGGCCAAGACCGGCAACTGGCTCAAGGAGAATCCTCAGCGGGCCCGCTCCAACAACTCGGTGCTCCTCGTAAGGGGCGAGACCTCTTATGAAGAGTTCGAGGGGCTCATGGAGCATGTGAAGCAGTGGGGTGAACCCGGCTTCGTTTGGGCAGACTCCACCGAATTCCTCGTGAACCCATGCGTAGAAATTGGGATGTGGCCGAGGCTTCGCCTCGATGAGAACGATTCCCTGCTCCAAGAAGTGCTCCGCACCTACAAGGGACCAATCGGATACGACGATGCTTCCGCCACCGTGAGTGGCTGGCAATTCTGCAACCTGACGACCGTCAACGGCAACAAGGTCAAGACACCCGATGACTTCTACAAGGGATGCCGAGTGGCGGCGATCCTTGGCACACTGCAAGCGGCCTTCACCAAGTTTCCCTATCTCGGTCGAGTGACTGAGGAAATCGTCCGCAAGGAAGCCCTGTTGGGCGTCAGCATCACGAGCGTGATGAGTGCCCCCGATATCCTCCTTGATCCCGAAGTCCTTCGTCGCGGTGCTGAGATTGTGCTGGAGACCAACGAATGGCTGAGTAAGATCCTCGGGACCAATCCTTGTGCCCGTGGTACTTGCATGAAGCCAGAGGGGACCGGCACCCTGATGCTCGGCTCCCTCGCGTGCGGTGCCCACGGCTGGCCCTTCAAGAAGGGCATCAAGAATGTCCAGGCCAACGTCAACGAGGTCGTCTATCAGTGGTTCAGGGAGACCAATGAGGTCGCCTGCCAGAAGAGCGTCTGGTGCAAGAATGGGACCACCGACGTTATCTCCTTCGCCGTGGAGGCCCCTGATGGTGCCATGCTGGAGAATGACCTGTCGGCCGTCGAGTTCCTTTCAAGCGTCAAGAACATCTACATGAACTGGGTTGTGCCGGGTAAGCGGCCCGAGCGTTGCACCCACGACTGGCTCCATCACAGCGTCTCCAACACCGTCAAGGTGAAGCCCCACGAGTGGGAGGAGGTCACCCGCTACATCTACGAGAACCGCGACTGCTTTGCTGGCATTTCCCTGCTCCCATTCTCCGGGGACAAGGATTATGAGCAGGCTCCGAACATCGCGGTTTATGATTATGATGAGATGTCTGCGAAGTATGGGCAAGATGGGGTTCTTGCGGCTATCTCTCACACGGTCACCCTCCTCTACGCATTCGACGGCGATCTGTTTGCCGCCTGTGATGCGATTTTGGGCACTCCTCGACAAGCCCTGACTGAGGAGCAGGAGGCACTCATCGCTTCGATCGTGAAGGAGAGGAAGACCCCTCAGGAGCGATTGGACCTCACCTACGCCCTGAAGGATCTAGCCAACTGGAATCGCTACTGCTACCTGAAGGACTCGTTCAAGTCGGTCGACTACGAGTCCCTCATCGAACTGTCGGATGACACCCAGCCAACGGCTGAAGGTGCATGTGCGGGTGGAGCTTGCTTGATCTAAGACTCTAGCAACAGGTGAAATAGTGGGAACCCTGACGCAGCTTCGCGAGAACATCTTCAACACTGACATCAAGGTGATTGCTCACGGTGTGAATTGCCGTGGGGGCTTCGGTTCGGGAATCGCTGGGCAGATCGCCAAGCGATATCCCGAGGTCCGAAGGGCCTACATCCGCAAGCACACGGGCGAGGGCTGGGCCCTCGGCGACATCCAGATCGTCAAGACCGACGACGGACGCCTGGTCGTCAACATGGCCACTCAGGACACGTACGGCAAGACCGGCGTCCATGTCAAGTACGAGGCGGTTAAGACCGCCCTGGAGAAAGTCCTCAAGTTCTGTGAGGAGCAGGGACACGCACTGGCGATCCCCAAGATCGGATGTGGCCTGGCGGGTGGAGACTGGGCCGTCGTAGAAGGAATCATCACCGAGTGTTTGCAAAGCAAGCACGTTGATGTGGAAGTCTACAGCCTGGACTGAAAGGGACCTCGTGAAACACTACAAGACGTTGGTGTTGAACGCCAACGGTATGCCCCTCTCAATCGTGAGTTGGGGCAGGGGAATCTACCTTGTGTATGACGAAAAGGCACAAGAGCTAGACTTCTACGCCGGGGAGAAGGTGAGGGACGGCCACGGTCGTTACTTCACCATCCCCGCCGTCATCATCCTTCGTCGCATGATCTCAACGAAACATCGCAGTGCTTCCTTCAATAAGAAGAATGTGCTGCTCCGCGATGGGCTCACCTGCCAATACTGCGGTCGCCAATTCGAGCCCAAGGATCTTACTCTTGATCACGTCATTCCCCGGTGCAAGTGGAAGAGTGAAGAGACGCCCACCAATTGGGAGAACGTCGTCACATGCTGCTGTGCCTGCAACACAAAGAAAGGGGATAAGACATGCGAGCAGGCCGACATGCACCCCATTAAGAAGCCGGTGAAGCCTAGACATGGTGAGAGGTTTCTGGGGCTTTCGCCCTGGAGGGACAGGATACCTAAGGAGTGGCTTCCTTACCTGAGTCATCTACCTCTTTTCAAAGGCTTGGTACATGAGCAACAAACTACGCTTTAGCACGAATGGGTTCAGCAGTAACGGGAACGGCAAGAAGCCCAAGTCCCGTGTCGTCAGAGGCAAGACGGATGGGCAGCGGGCTTACATGGAAGCCATCGAGTCCCACGACATCGTCTATTGCCTCGGTCCCGCTGGAACCGGAAAGACTCACATCGCCGCTGGCATGGCGGCACGCGGCTTCAATGACGGCACCTACGAGAGGATCGTAGCCGTCCGTCCCGCCGTCGAGGCAGGCAACAGCCTCGGCTTCCTCCCCGGAGAACTCGACGACAAGATCAAACCCTATCTTCGCCCCTTCCTTGCCGAACTGGCCAAGTTCATCCCCGAGGAGGAACTCCGCAGACTTCGCCAAGGGGAATTGCCGAAGGTCGAACTTTCGCCGCTCCAGTACATGCGAGGCTCTACGCTTGAGAACTCCATCATCGTTCTGGACGAGGCACAGAATGCCACCCGTGCAGAGATCTGGATGTTCCTGACCCGCCTCGGCGACGGTTCGAAGATGATCATCAATGGCGATACGAGTCGCCACGAGGACGGCACAATGAAGCAGTGCGATCTTCCACGCGATCTGCAAGGAGGCGTCGAATACTACGCCGACCTCTATGCGGACTACGAGGAGATTGGAATCGTGACCATGACTGAAGCGGACATCGTTCGCCACCCCCTAGTCAAGAAGATGATGAAGCGAAGCTGAGCGACCTTCGGTCGCGGAGCAGGGAAAGGTAAATGGATAGAAGAGGATTCTTCAGGGCTCTTGGCGGTGCGGTCCTTGCACCGTTCGCCGCCAAGCTGCCCGTCAAACGGAAACCCCGCCTTCGGTGGTCACCAATGGGTGCCGCCGTCTTCGATAGTCGTGCCCTCATTAAGGGCCGAGCCCTCATCGCCCCCAATCACAATCTCTCCGAGATTTACATGTCCGAAGAAGCTTACAACGAAATGTATCGTTGGCAAGTTGGCCACTCCGTGGCCACTTACGGTGTAAGTTCTATAGACACCAACGAGATAACAAATGCCGACTTATCACTATCAGTGCCAGCAGTGCTCCCACCAGTTTCTCATTCAGAGGAGCATCAAGGAGGAGATTCTCACTCTCTGCCCCGAATGCCAGACGAACAGCCTCCAGACGATCTTCTATGCGGTCCCCGTCATCGATGCGGAACCGAGGACTCTGGGGAGCCTGGCCGAACGGAACACGGACAGGATGGGTGTCTACGAGCTTCAGGAGAAGCGAGCGGAGTTGGCCGAGAGCAAGAAGAGGGGGAGGGCCGAGATGGACTTGCCTCCGACGTTACCGGCCGGGATGGAGTCGGCAAGGAACGAGAATCCGCAGGCCCCTTGGTGGAGGCCGGGGACCTCGGGTCCCGATTTGAGACTAGCGTCATTGACACCTGAACAAAAGAGTCAATATCAATACGAAGGGAAAGTCGATGGTTGATCCAACGTGCCCCATCCTCCTCATTCCGGACAAGGATGATGAAGAGGGGGGCGACTGCATCTTTCAGATTAGCACGGGCAAGACGGGGTCTATGGACCAGGTCGGTGCCCTCCAGAGCGGCTATCTATTCAATACTCGTCGGTGCGTGGCCCCTCCACGCCAAGTCACCCCTCCAAAGGAAACGCTATGGCAGAGAACCCGCCGCTTCATCCTATGGCCCCTCACGGTGCTATCATCCAAATTCTCTGGGAGGTCCACGAAGTCCAGACGGACGGGCGTCACGATCCATCATCCCAGAACAAGGGCCAGCGTGTGATTTCGTTCCGGGGGAGCAACTATGCCGTGTGTATGGCAAAGTTACAGAGCTTCCTCGATCTCGTAAGCAAAGAAGGGCAAGTCGATGAGCGAACCAGAACAGAAGATGCCGGTGCTCCACATGAAGGAGAAGGACCTATCCTCTCACAGGTTCAAAGGGCTAGTCGAGCACTCGCACCATCCCCTAACATGCTCGGCGTGCGGCCGGGGCCTGCTCGACGTGATGGTGACAGAGCCCAACTACCCTGAGACCTTCCGCTATCGGGCCGACTGCCCGTATTGCGGTGACCACAGCTTCCCCAGCGACCCCATCCAGGGGGGAGTCTACATCGGGCCGATCGGCGACGTGTTCAACACGAGCTTCGACACCGATGGGGACATCATCTACCTGAGGACCGAGAAGCGATGAGCACCCGCGAAGATCTGAATGACAAGGGGGTCTTCAATCCCGGCCCCCTCAAGAAGAAGGGCTTGCCGCGTGTGCCCGTGCGTACGTACTCGGGCGGCGAGGTCCCCCGCGAAGACGAGATCATCATCGGCTTCGATGCGAGCGGCTCCTATACCGATCAGCCCGACGACGTCTGCTGCAAGCGTGTACAGACAGATCGTAGTATACGCTACTACATCAAGTTCTGCACGATGGGCACCGAGACGGGTCGCATGCTGAACCCGGTCGGCATGTACTTCAGGAAGGATCAGGTGTCGTCCTCCGATCCAAGGACCGGGCGGCTCCGCTACGAATTCAGGGGCGTCGGCGAGGGCCCCTTCCGCGACTACCTCAAGTTCCTCTCCACCAAGAATGAATCCTACCTCCGGAGTGCTGAAAGGCAGGTGCTAGATGCCTAATCAAAAGAAGAAGACTACGCCAGCGAGGGTCAAGGCGAAGCCTCCCCTCCCTGCTCCTGAACCCGTCTCCCCCGACCTCGTCTTAACCAAGGCCCAACAATATTACATCAAGGGTAATATGGAGGGGGCTTCCCCCGTCCAGATCGCCTCCGACCTCGGTCTCACGGTCGAGATCGTTAAGGCATACATCGCCACGGTCGAGCGTGACTCGCGGACCTCACGCACCAGCAAGTTGATGCAGAGGCCCTCCAAGGGTGTGGTGGCGATGACTGAAGCGGCCTCGATGGCTGCCGACGACATTCGGAACAAGAACCTCATCACACAGGCCGAGATCAATCGGGCATCCGCCGCTGGTAATTTCGAGTTGGCCGCTGAGTTGGTCAAGCGACGTGAGGAGCAGACGGTGAACCAGCAGACGATGCAGCAAGCCCGCTACGGTCACTGCTGGCACTTCATCCGAGATACCAATGACAGTGTGTAAGGTCGATGACGAATTCGTTCGCGATAATATGCGTTGGGTGGTAAGGCTGAACAACGATGAACTTGTTTATGAGGACGATGGGAGGCCCGGCGAAGACCCGCCCTCGGCCTGGCTCCGTCTCGGCCAGTATTGCCGCGACAACGGCCTCTACATCACTCAGATGTGGCTGCAATTCCGCTCTGCCCGACTTGAGGTCAAGCCCGCCAACGCCCTCGGCTATTTCTTCGCGAAGAGCGTGTTCGCCGTCTGGGGGGAAGACCAGTCGTACGAGGCGTACGTAGCCGGGACGCTGGGGGCAGACGGTAAGGTCCGCACGACGAGATGGCGGGTCCCTGAGCTAATCGAATTGGAGCAGGGAACGAGGGTCGTTGAGCTAGATAGCCCATTCCTGATCTGCAAGCCCGTATAGCGTTGACATTTGGAGATCCGCGTCCTATACTAAGGGTAGGCCCCCTTTTGCCACCCTGGAGGACTCATGGCTGCGAAGACAACGCCCGCCCCCAAGAAGAAGACGGCGAAGATCCCGGCCCCCAAGCGTAAGATACGAGAGTATCCACGCATCGAGGGCACAGAACTGGCCAAGTTGCACATCGACAGCGGTTGGCTCTACCACCTGAACCGGACCTTCTACCACCCCCTCGGCTTCTCGATGATCTACGAAGAGACGCCGAGTGGTGAGATGCTTCCGGTCCTTCTCGATCGGCGATCGAACCCCACAGGGGTATTCAGCCCGAAAGAGATGGAATCGGGTGAGGCCAAGAAGCAGTCGTATCTCAACGAGTTCGGCCGGGCGACATTGGAGAGGCGACGGAAAGCCCTTGGATTTACAGTGCAACCTAGCGAGACGACGTGATGGCCAAGAAGAAATCGGGGAATCCAGCCACCTTCGAATCGGAACATGGAGCGACCCGCAAGCTCAACGCCATGCAGAAGATTGCTGAGATCATGTGCGAGCGGATTGCCGCCAAGGAGGGGCGAGGGCTGGATACCCGGTTCTGGCTTGAACCCGAGTGGGCCAAGCGATTCAACTACCAGATGAGTACGGCACGCTCCCTCCTCAAGCTCTACGATGTTGAAGCGATTCTGAGGGCTCTGCGAGCGAACCCACGGGTATTCTCTCTCGGAGCCCCCTTCTTTCTGGTCGAAGTGGAAAAAGAGCAGAAGAAGTTTGTCGAAGAGCGTAACAGGGCGTTGAACGCCCCGATCATTCAAACGAGCAGCACAACAGAAGCCCCGCGAATTGGAATTCGACTTGGAGGAAGTGCAAGAGCAAGACTGAATGCCTCAGAAGCCAAAGGCCGACAAGAAAGAGAAGGCCACGGCAACGCCGACACGACCTGACGACAAGGTCATAGCAGACATCATGAAGGAGTTCGGGAAGAGCGTCTTGGTTGGCGGTGACACGATCATCAAAGCCAACAAGATGCTCATCCCCGTGTCTCCAGCAATCGACTTCGCCCACAATGGTGGATGGCAGGAAGGCTCCTTTGTAGTTCTCGTAGGACCACCACGATGCGGCAAGACAACGACCTCACTTCACTTCGCAGGCAACGCCCAACGTCCCCAGTACGGCAGCCGCGAGGTCATCTACCTCAATGCCGAGGCACGCCTAGAGAAGCGTGACCTCAACGGCATTCCCGGCCTCCTGGTCGAGCCTCCCCACTTCCGTATCGTACAGTCATCACCGCCTACTGTAGACGCCAAGGGCGTCATGCAGCCGGGGAAGATCCTTACGGCAAAAGATTTTTTAACAATTGCTGAAAAATTCTTGATCGGCACCACCGATAAGGTGATCATCCTCGACTCGATCTCTGCGATGGTCGGTGAATCCGAATGGAATGAGGGGCTTGATGCGAACGCGGTAGGCGAGGCCCAGCGTCTCTTCAGCAAGTTCATGCGGCGGATGTCACAGGTGATTGCCACCAACCGCCACATCTTCATCGGTATCGTCCACCTGTATGCCAACATGGGCGGGGCTGCTGCCAAAGGTCCGAAGTGGCTTGAGAAGATGAGCCACTCGGCTCAGTACGGCCTAGCCACCAAGTTCAAGGCCACGCACTTCGAAAGTTGGAAGGTGGGGAGCGGCGACAAAGAGAGCCAGGTTGGCCAGTGTATCTTCTGGAAGTGTGAGCGGTCACCGCTCGGGCAGCCGGGCCTCTCGGCCGACAGCTACTTGCGGTTCGGTTACGGTCTCGATGAGTCAATGGAATTGATCGAGATGGCTCTACCCATCAACCTGATCGAGAAGAGCGGGACCTGGTATGAGCTAAGGTTCGTCGAGGGCGACAAGAAGCCCAACGTGCAGGGCATGGAAGGCATCTGCACTTACCTGAGGGAGCATCCCGAGAACTTCGAAGAACTCAAGAGACAGGTGAGGGAGGGCCTCGGTCTATGAAAGTCCAAGGATTGGATGGTCGGGAATACTCGTGGAAGCTGAGGGGCAGGGAAGTGCTCCTGAGCGATATTGACAGGGGGTCGGGCCCGCACCAAAGGGCCCGCACCCTCCTCAAGGCATTGTTTCCGCTCGTCGCGGTCCTGGAGGAGGTTCCCCTCCCCGGATCGGACGGGCTGCGACTCGATTTCCTGATCCTGAGCGACAGGATCGCCGTTGAGGTCCACGGGGCCCAGCACTTCAAGTACACGCCCCACTTCCACGGCACCCGCATGGGCTTCCTGGAGTCGCGGCGGCGTGACTCGAAGAAGAAGGAGTGGTGCCAACTCAACAACATCAAGCTCGTGGTCTTACCAGATACGGAGGATGAGGATGACTGGAGAAGGCACTTCGCCTGATGACAAGCTGGATCAGATGATTGCCAGCCTGGAAGAGGATATGGTCCGTCGAGGTCTGATCATCATCGACAAACCGGAAGTCGACGCCTATATGTCGATCAGTCAAGAAGAGATGGCTTCCCTGCCCCCAGACGAACTGGGCTCGCTGGCCTTCTCACTCTCCCAGTATTCCTATTACATCCAAACGATGCTCAACTGGCTCAACGTACGCATCAAGATGTGCCAGCGATATGCGGTATCCGATCATAAGAATGCCAAGCAGTGGCGTGAGCTTCAGGAGAAGGCCGAGCAGCGGTTCGACACGCTCTACTTCATCCCTGCTCGTATTCAAGATATTATGAAGGCTGCATTCGAGCTACAACAGTCCCGAAGGAGGACACATGGCAAAATCTAATTTGCAGAAGCTTCAGGAGGCGTTGGCGAGCGGCGACGTCGAAGCGGCGAAGCTCTACGCGGCGAAGATAGAGGGGGCGAAGGCCCCTAAGAAGAAAGTGGCCACGCCACCCAAGAAGAAAGTAGCTACGCCACCTAAGAAGGCGAAGCCTTCCAAGAAGGCCCCTGTGGTGCCCGAGGACGATTTCCCAGAGACGGAGGGTCCGGATGACCTGGAAGACGTCTTCGTGCCTCCTGCGAGCCGCCAGAGCCCTTCCCGAGCGTCCTCGCTCGTGCTGCCCGGCGACTTCAACTACAATGCCCCTACGGCCGGGCAATATGGGGGGTATGGGGATGATTCGTCCTGGCAAGCGACCACTATGCGGCCGGGAGGATTCGGCAATCGCGGAGCGGATAGGGTCGAGGCCCGCAAGGTCTCGATGGCTAATCGTAAGCACATCAACTTATTTGATGATTGGATGCATGACGGGGGACAGGGTGCCGACAAGCTCTCGCCCCGCGAGAAGAAGATGGAGAAGGCCATTGCCAACTCTCCAGTGACTCCAAGACCGGGACAGAGAGGGGCGATGCGACCACCGGCTCAGAAGACCCACATTAACTGCGATGGGTGCGGTCGCCCCTTCGATGTGTATCCGAGTGAGCTAACGCAGACCCATGAAGATAATGGTCGGCCCTACATCGTCTACATATGCGACCGATGTGTCAAGCGGGGAAGAAGGTAAATGGGACAAGTATTCGAAGATGTGGCAGCAGAGCGAGCGGTTCTTGCCGGAATCTTCGAGTACGGCGGGGATGCCTTCATTGATTGTGATGACCTGATCGATGCCGAACACTTCACGGACCTGACAAACCAAAAGTTGTATAGGTGCGTGCAAGAATTCTTCTCCGACAATCATCAGAAGAGGCTTGATGTACCATCCCTCTTGTCTACGGCAAACAAGTTGGGATTCTCCAACTTCTTGGATGACATTGACGAGAAGCGGTACTTCCAGACGGTTCTTGATCTTGATGTAGCGTTGCCGACCGTTCGCACGCAGGCCGAGAAGCTCTTCAAGCTGTCGATCACCAAGCAGCTTGACAGAAAGCTCGTGGAGGCCCGCCACCACCTGGAGCGGGTCACGGGCGACGAGTCACTCAGTGAGATTCTTGGCATTGTCGAGAATCCGATCTTCGACTTCACGACCAAGCTCAATGACGGGGTGGAGCAGGGACCCACTCACATCGCCCTCGGTGGGCGAGAGTGGCTTGAAGATCTGATCGCGAACCCACGCGAGAGCATCGGTATTCCGAGCCCATTCCCTCGCTACAATGAGTTGATCGGTGGCGGCTATCGACGGGGTGAGATTGCCATCGTCGGTGCCCGCCGCAAGACTGGTAAGACGATCTGGTGCGACAACGTATGCCTGCATGTGGCTAAAGAGTTGAATATTCCCGTACTCAACATCGACACCGAAATGAATCGGGAGCAACATCTCGCCCGCATCCTGGCCCACATGACAAACATCGACTCCTTGCAGATCTCGAAAGGGAAGATTACGCGGAGCCAGGCGGATGACTGTCGTCGGGCGATGGACGTCCTCGAATCAATCCCCTACACCTACCACTGCGTGGTGGGGAGGAGCTTCGAGGAGCAGGTTGCCGCGATGCGACGTTGGTCCATCAAGACTGTTGGTGTTGATGCGAACGGTCGCCGAAACGACTGCCTAGTTGTCCACGACTACCTCAAGATGATGGACGAGGAGTCGTCGGGCAAGTTCCAGGAATACGAAAAGCTCGGCTACAACATGATCGCCATGCACGCGATGGCGAGCCGCTGTGATATTCCCGTACTGAGTATGGTCCAGTTGAATAGGGAGGGGGGTATCGCTGCCTCCGACCGCATCACCTGGTTCTGCTCTTCGTACTCCACCCTCTCTAGGAAGGTCGAGGGAGAGGGTGACATGAACTGCCTCAAGCTCGTCATCGAAGCCTCTCGTAATGGTGGCGGCTCCATCGATGGCGACCACATCAACATCCACTTCGATGGGGCTACGGCCCGCATGGTTGAAGGGAAGACTCGCTTCGAACTGGAGCGAGAGCGACAAGTGGCTAAGCAGGGCATGATTGTCGAGGATGATAGTGATGCAGAACACTCCTTCAGCGAAGAAGAATTCGGAACTGTACCAGAGCAGCGACGTCCTAAGAGAACTCGGAAATCGGCTCGCTGATCGAGGCTTTGAGGATCTCTTCGAAGCCCTCGAAGTCGACCTGAGACGATCCGGCAAGATGTTCGTGGGCACCTGCCCAATCCACGGAGGCTCCAAGTCCAACGCCTTCAACATCTTCCCCGATGGCGACTCGGCCAAGGGGAACTGGAAGTGTCGGAGTGGCGAGTGCGAGGAGGTCTTCTACCACCGGAGCCCCATCGGATTCGTCCGTGGGGTCCTCTCCCACCAGAAGTACGGATGGTCGCAGAAGGGGGATGAAGTGGTCACGCATCGCGAAGCGGTGCAGTACGTCCTCGACTTCCTCGGCATCAAGATCGAGGATGCCAAGCCCGACCCCGTCAAGATTGCCCGCCACCGCTTCGTCGCCGATGCGAAGTTCTTCAAGAAGAGGGACAAGACCAAGAGGGTGGGTCTCTGCACGAGGGAGGAGCTACGCTCCTACCTCCAGATGCCCGCCGACTACTACGTCAGGCGGGGCTACTCGCCCGCAATCCTGGACACCTTCGACGTCGGCCTTTGCACCAATAGGCGAAGCCCCATGTATGGACGTGTCATTGTCCCTGTATACGATCGCGACTACCGGATGGTGGTCGGCACAATCGGCCGCACGACTTCCCCCCAGTGTCCCAAGTGCGACTACTTCCACGAACCCACGCTTCCCTGCCCCGTCTCCAAAGGAGACTATCTTCAGTCTTGCAAATGGAGATGCTCTGACGGCTTCACCGACAAGAACCACTTCTACAACTTCTGGAGGTCTCGCGGTCCCATTAGCAAGTCCCGCTGTATGGTCCTGGTCGAGGGTCCCGGCGATGTCTGGAGACTTGAAGAGGCTGGGATCGAGGTCGCAGTAGCGACCTTCGGTAACAAGATCACCGATGCCCAACGGATTGAGATTCAGTGCAGTCGTGCCCTCCACTTCATCCTGGTTCGCGATCAGGACCAAGGTGGGGCGGCTTTCGCGGAGCAGGCGAGGTCCGTCTTGACTCGCTACGGCTCCTTTCAGGTCGTCGAGCCGCCCACCAAGGATGTGGGCGAGATGACAGTAGATCAAGTGCGTGAACTCATTCTCCCCCTCGTCGAAGCCAAATCATTGAGGTAACGATGCAGAAGATCCTTGCGATATCAGGAAGGAAGCAGAGTGGCAAAGACACTTGCTTCAAGTTCATCAAGCAGATCATTCCGGATGCGAAGCACTTCTACTTCGCCGATCCCCTCAAGCGGATATGTATCGACATCCTTGGGTGTCCGGAAGAGAAGGTGTACGGCACCGACTCGGATAAGAATGAAAAGGTGCCCCACCTTCTCTGGGAGAACTTCCCAGTATCCGCTTACACCAAGCCCAACGGCTCTGTCTTCACGGGAGTGCCGAATGGCCGCTTCAATCTCACAGTCTTTGATCCTCCTCCCGACCTTCAACCCCTTGACATCCATTGTGATGGTATCGTCTTCAAGGGGGAAATGCCCAAGATCGACTTCCAGCAACCTCTAGATCTACCCATCTCTCCAAGTCAGATAAGCCCATTCCGCTTCCATGATGGGGATATGCTGAAGCCCCTGACGGGGCCTATGAGCGTTCGTGAGGTACTCCAATACTGGGGCACCGAGGTCTTCCGCAAGGCTTACCACAACGTATGGGCTGACGCCTGCATTCGTGCCATCCGTAAGGACGGCTGTGAGTTTGCCGTCATCACCGACTGTCGATTCCCAAACGAAGTTGATGTGGCCAAGGCTGAGGGCGGCAAGGTCGTTCGTCTCACTCGCAACGTGTTTCCTGACGATGCCCACGCGAGCGAGACGGCCCTCGACGTGAATCGCTACAACTGGTCGAACTTCGACGAGGTCATCTACAACGAGGACATCGGAGTAAAGGAAACGTGTCTACGAATTCTCAAGTTCTTGATGGACAACCAGTGGTACAACGGACCCCTCTCCTTCAAGGACTTCATCCAATACGCTGAGAAAGCCGCTGCATGATCGTTACATTCTTACGTAGTTCCTCTTACGGGACACATTCCATATGCCCACATAAGTTCCTACTTGAGTATGTTCTAGGCATTCGACCCCCATCGGGCAAAGCCGCCGACAAGGGGACCATCGTCCACAAGGCTCTAGAAGTCTTGGCTCAGGTAAGCATGTGCAGAGCTACGGGGGCTACCTCTTATGTGGACGAAGCCTTTGGGCTCGTCGACATCGACAAGGTGACTCCCGACTGGGCCACGCAAGCCGCTTGGGACTTCTATACTCCGGACTCTCCGCACATCGAGTGGGAGAAGAAGGATTTGGACGACTGCCTCAAGTGGACCAACAAGGCAATCACCTTCAACGAGGGTCGTTATGACCCTCGTAACCTCGACATCATCGCCCAAGAACAGCGTTTCAACTTCGAGATCAATGAGCCGTGGGCCAGGTACGACTATACGCTGGACGACGGGACGAAGTTGCAGGGGCAACTCGGAATTAAGGGCACCATCGACCTCATCACGAGGAATAGGTATGGGCAGGGCATCGTCGAGATTATCGACTGGAAGACGGGGCAGAGAAAGGATTGGTCCAAGGAGGGGTGGGAGAAGAAGACATATGAGGAGATATGTCATGATCCACAACTCTGCTTATACCACTATGCGGCGTGTCGTCTCTATCCGGACGCCGAGGAGATCTGGATTACCATCTACTACATCAATGATGGAGGTCCATACTCGGTCTGTTTCTGCAAGGAGGATCTCGCCTATACCGAGAAGATCCTTAGAGACAAGTTCAATGAGATTCGTAACACGACAGTTCCCTACTTGAATGTGGGGCGGAAGTGTACCAGCTTTTGCCACTTCGGCAAGACGACATCAGAGCATGACTCGTCAAAGACGGTCTGTCAATTTTTCGCGGACCAAGTCCGCACCAAAGGAATCGAGGCAACAACCCATGAGTTTGGACGCACAGGTGCATACAACGAATACGGAGACGGTGGTGGACGAAAGGCTCCAAAGGAACTCTGAGACTTACACTCTCAACCAGTATCAGCAGGACTCGGCGAAGACCGCCGTTTATCCGGGGAGGGGCACGGATGCGGGCCTCCAGTACGTCGCCCTCGGCCTTTGCGGCGAGGCCGGTGAGGTCGCCGAGAAGGTCAAGAAGATCATGCGAGACGATGGCGGCGTGATGAGCGAGGAGAAGAGGCAGGCTATCGCGAAGGAACTGAGCGATGTGGCCTGGTATCTCGCGGAACTTGCCACCCAGACTGGCTTCGACCTCGGAGAGATCGCCGTCATCAATGTGAGGAAGTTGCACGATCGTCAGGGACGAGGCGTGCTCAAGGGGAGCGGCGACAACAGATAAAGTTGTCGATCGCGATTCATGTCCTATACTATGGGTAGGAGGATGAAATGGCGTTCTGCCCGCTAGTCAATCACACGCACTACAGCTTGCTCGACGCGACCGCCAAGCCCGACGCTCTCGCCAAGCGAGCCGCGAATTTTGGCTACTCAGCAGTCGCCATGACCGACCACGGGAACTTGGGTGCGGCCGTTGAGTTTGTCTCCGCAATGAAGGGGAAGGGGATCAAACCCCTTCTCGGTTGCGAGTTCAACCTATGCAGGGATGATCCGACCATCAAGACGTCGGACAACGGTCGCCCCTACTCCCACGTGGTGCTGCTCGCCAAGAACCTGGCGGGATGGAAGCAGTTGATTGGGGCCGTCAGTCGCTCTAGCAACAAGGAGCACTCGTATCAGGGGCCCCGCCTCAACCTCGAATCGCTCTCGGATTTCGCCGTGGGTCATAACCTGATCGCGATGAGCGGTCATATGGGCTCGGACCTGGCCAACGCCCTCTTCGTCGATCCCAAGGTGGCATACCAGTCGGCCTCGCTCGACGAGGTTAGGAAGCTGGTCCATCCGGATTGGTCGAAGAGGCTATCGGCGATCGTCGAACAGTACATCTCCATCTTCGGCAAGGAGAACTTCTTCATCCAGACTCAGGTCGTCGATCCCGATGTGATTCCAGCTTCGCTGGCCGTCGCCCTCACGATGAGGAGGATCGCCACCAAGTTTGGGATTCCGTGCGTGGCAACGCCCGACGTCCACTATCCGGAATCGATCGATGCGGACGACCAGAGGGTCGTCCTCTGCTCGCACATGAAGACGACCCTGAATGCCGCCCTCAACAGGGGCAAAGCCTTCCTTCAGCCCGACCTCACGATGGGGAACTTCTTCCGGTCTTCCGCCTTCTATCTTCCTACGGAAGAGGAGTTGCTCCAGCACCATCCGATGGAGGAGCTTGAGCAGTCGGTGAGAATCGCCGACATGTGCGAGGACTACGACATCCTCCACTCTCCGATGCTTCCTCACTTTCCCTGCCCCAACGGCATGAATGCCGACACCTACCTGAAGGAGTTGTGCGAGCAGGGGTGGAGGGAGAAGGTGCAGGGAAGGGACCTCCCGGAGCCGATCGAAGTTTACGAAGAGAGGCTCCGCATGGAGTTGGCCGTCATCAAGGGGGTGGGCCTTTCAGCCTACTTCCTGATCGTCCAGGACTTCATGAATTATGGGAGACGGAGGGGGTGGATTCTCGGGCCCGGTCGTGGCTCGGGTGCGGGCTGCATCATCTCCTGGTTGACCGGGATCACGGGCGTCGACCCAATCAAGTATGGATTAATCTTCGAACGCTTCTACAATGAGGGTCGCGTCTCCAACGGTGTCGCCAGCCTCCCCGACATCGACAGCGACATCCCGAAGGAGAAGGCTGCCGAAATCTTTGCATACCTCGGATCGATGTACGGTGAGGATCGGGTGGCCAAGATCGCCACCTTCAATAGTATGCAGGGGCGTTCGGCCCTCACCGAAGTGATGCGTGCCCACGAGGAAGACCACGAACTGATCAAGCGGATCACCAAGACGCTGCCCGACAAGGCCCGCATCTCGGAAGAACTCGAAGAGATGAGGAAGCATGGGGACGATCCCTCCATCATCGCCTACTCGCTCGACGTGTTGGCCGACGACCTGTCGGATTGGGCCCGTGCCGAGTTCGATGAGAACGGTAGGATCAAGTCCATCAGTGGTGAGTATGGGGCCCGCTTCGCCCAAGCGATCCGCCTGGAAGGGGTCAAGAAGCATATCGGTACGCACGCCGCTGGCGTGCTCATCGGTGCCGAACCCCTCCACACCTTCGTGCCCCTCAAGTGGGACGAGACGTCCAAGAGCAACATCGCCGCTATGGAAATGAATTCCGTCGAGAAGATGGGCGGATGCAAGATTGACGTGCTTCGTGTTGCCTTCCTCGACAAGGCGATGGCATACAGGAGCCTCGCCCTTACCGGGAGAATCGGTCATGATGCCGCAGCTTAAGGCTTTGGAACGGGTTTGCCACGAGTGTGCCCTGAGAGCAACCTGCACGCAGGTCGTGCCAGGTGATGGCCCCTTCCCTGCCCCTCTGATGTTCGTCGGCGAAGCTCCGGGTGCAGAGGAGGATGAACAGGGGCTCCCATTCGTGGGGGCCTCTGGCAAGCTCCTCAACAAGATGCTGGAGGAAGCCAGGATGGAGCGAAGCTCCGTCTTTGTCACCAACGTCTGTCGCTGTCGCCCCCCGAAGAACAGGGCTCCGCTCCCCGAGGAGATCCAGGCTTGTAAGGGGTGGCTCTGGAAGGAGATGAGGATCGTAGATCCTCTCGTCGTCATCCCGCTCGGGAATACCCCGGCCCGCCTTCTCATGAAGGGCAAGAGCACCTTCCGAATTTCTACGGTTGTGGGCAAGCCCCACAAAGCCTCCTTCCTTCGCGAAGGCGGCATCATTCTCCCCATGTACCACCCCTCCTTCCTGCTCCGAGGGAGCAATGAGAAGGTGAAGGAAATGGTCAAGGTCCTTATCAAGGCCAGGAACTACATTAATGAACGAGTTCATCAGTCTGTTTGAAGTCAAGACCTATAAGCCCAGTCGCCACATGGGCAACTGCCTGATGGCTAAGGACCCTTTCGCCAAGGGTCCTGGCATAGTCTACGTGCCTAACGAAGAGAAGCCCGCCACGCGATCCTTCGAGGACGACCTAATTATCCCGGCCCTCACGGTGTCCGGCCACTCCACCTTCGAAGTGTGGCGTGAGTTGGACGACCAGGCCATGTCAACCGTGATCGGGGCGGCATGCGATCGGAACATGGTGGTCTACGACGACCAGGCGAAGCCTGGCGTGCTGACCTCTCGGCTCATCCGCCTCATGCAGGCGAATCACCTGAAGTATGGTGGCAAGGTTCTAACCGACATCTTCATCAATGCGGATCAGCCAACAACGATCGAGGTCTTCAACTGGCTCGACGGCGTTCACGTCCATCCTCTGGCGGTCGATCGCTATGAGCAGATGCGTCAGTGCTTTGCGGAAGTGCAGGGGACGTTGGCTGCTGGTGACGCCGACTTCCTTATCGGCATCCAGCGTGACGCCTACACATTCGTAAGAACGGTGCCCGTCATGGAGGAGGAAGACTACGTCTCCCTCGAAAAGTCAATCTACTACGACATGGACACGCAAAGGCATAGGTCCGATGGTGGACTAGCCATCCTCAACATTCAACGTTTGCTGCTAGGGAGCTACTAATGCAGTATGTTTCTATCGACCTTGAGACGACGGGCTTGCAGCCCACCTGGTGCCAGGTGTTGGAGATCGGTGCGATCATCGATGACGGAAAATCGTCTATCGACGATCTTCCGTCTTTTCACTGTTACGTGGTTCACCCCCAGATTCTTGGGGAGCCCTACGCCCTCTTCATGAATGCGGAGATCCTCCGCATCATCAGTGATCCAGAGGCACACCCCGACAAGCTCTTCTGCTTCCCCGAGCATGTGGTAACTGCCTTCGGCAGTTGGCTCGGCCAGAATGGGGTCGACGTGACCAGCCCCATCAAGTGTGCGGGGAAGAACTTTGGGTCCTTCGATCGCCAGTTCCTTGAGCGATTGCCCGAGTTCGCCAAGTACCTTCGCCTAGCCCACCGAAGCATCGACCCCGGCTCCATGTACCTGGAGCAGGATGATGATCGGGTGCCGAGCACCGAGGTCTGTGCGAGGCGGGCTGGCGTCGAGATCGTTGATCAGCACCACGCACTCGCTGACGCCCGCCTCGTTGTGCAGTTGATCAGGAAGAAGCTAGAGCCCGTCCCCGAGTTCAACTTGGACCTCTTGGCTGACCACGACAGGTAACTGATGCTCTACAATACGATCATAGTCCTAGACTTCGAAACCGGCGGGCGAGACCCCTCGCTCGCCGAAATCACACAGGTGGGAGCGGTCGCCATCCGCCCCCGCGACCTCAAGCTCTACGACACCCATTTCAATATGATGGTGCGTCCCTTGGAGCCCGACAAGCTCGATCCCGAATCGCTCAAGCTGACGAAGACGAATAAGGATGACCTCATGAAGGCCCCGCACCCTCAGGAGGTCTGGCACAAGTTCGCCGACTGGTGTTCCCAATTCAACCTCGGCGGCAAGAATGACTTGTTTGCGGCCCCCGTGATGGCGGGCCACAACATAGTCAACTTCGACATGACGCTCTACGAGCGTTACTCCTATAAGTACAACACGCTGAAGCCCGACAAGTTCCTCAAGAAGAAGGTGCCTGGCATCTTCAACAATCTGAAGCATTACGACACGATCCAGTTGTTGGGCTACTGGACTGAGAACTTGAAGGACCCGCGAAGTTTGTCTCTCGACAACCTTCGAGTCTATTTCGGCATGCCTCAGGCGTCGAAGGATGGTGCCCACGACGCCTTGCAGGACGTCAAGGACACCGCCGCCATCCTCCAGAAGCTCCTCATGCTGTCCCGCCACTTCGGCCGGAAGGTCCGCTTCAAGAACTGCTTCGACTTGGAGGCGATGGAGAGAGACCGCGAGGCCGAGAAGTTGGGGGCCGAGGCTCCCGAAGAGGAGGCCAAGCCAAAGAGGAGGAAGAAGAGTGCGTGAAGAAGAGTGGTTCGGGTCCGGTAAGAAGCGACAGCGACGAGAGCACGAGAAGCAGAAGAAGCAGAGAGAGGCTCAGCAGGAGACCGTCAAGTTTCACGTGCCCAAGGGTAAGGTGAGTGCCGATGGCACTCGCTACGAGTTCTCCTGTGGCTGTTCCTTCGAGATCGATGCTAGTCGGCCCCTGGTTCACGGATACCCGAGCATCAGGTATCGCGTCGAAGACGTGCCACATGATTGCGAGGCGACCTGGGACCTGATCAGTGCTGGACGCACGAAGGGCGTCTTCCAGTTGGAGAGTTCCCTCGGCAAGGCGTGGGCTAGGAGGCTTCGCCCACGAAACCTCG